TTGTTGCATGACCTGACATGGCGGCATCGCGCCAAGTTGATGTACCTGTGTCATATAGTAGTAATGAAGCATCTGCTGGGGTAGTTAAATTAACATCACCCATCTCTGCTAGTGTGTCTTCTCCGGTTACTGCTGATGTTACAAACGCTGTTGTAGCAAGTAATGTTGAGCTGTTACCAGCTGATTGTGTCGTTGCGGATGCACCATCTGCTAAAGCACATGATGCGCCGTTTGAACCATCTGAGCGTAATAGTGGCATACCACCTGCTGTAGATCCATCATGCACAATAACCGTATCTAAGGTTGTGTCAACTGTCAATTCGCCTGCTAAACCAGTGAAAGAACTATGCTCTGCTGTAGTGCCACGTCGACGTTGTACTGCATAATTTGGCATAATATATTTCTCCTAATAAATTATATTAATCGATTATTATAAATCACAATAGACAATAAACATAACAAATTCTATGTTTTATATATTTATGCTAGTTGTGTCTATATAGCAATTATAGTATGATAAATTAAGCAACAGAACCGAGGTCGTCTTGATGATATAAGTTCGTTGAACCTTCGGACAAATCGTCTGTATCCGCGGCCGCCATTTTAATATCCCAACGAGCGGTTGTGTAATATAAATTAGTACCTTCAGCAATGTTAGATGTAGTTAATACAACTGTACCAGATGCACCGTTAACAGACGAAACAGTAGTTGGTGTTGTTGTCATTTCTTGTACAAATATTTGTGCGTTTGTTCCATCTGGATTAACTGTTAGTGTTCCAGCATCAACTTTTGCCATTAATTTATATGTAATAACAGTACCGTTTGATTGACCGTGCACATCTGCGTATGTAGCATTAAGGTGAATGTTTGGTATAGTAGCACCACCACCTTCATCAATATATAAATCTGTTGACGTACCACTTACAACTTTTACTAATTTAATATTATATACAGTAGTACCCGAGCCTGACAAATCAACATTAGCTTGTACATTGATAATATTCGAATTTGTTACTGTAATTGATGTTGTATATCCAGCAATATCAACGTATGATGTACTTGTTACTGTTGGTGTTGTTGTAAAAGTAGCAACTGCACCACTAATTAGTGCTGTAGCGGCACTTGTTAATGATACCCAAGCACTACCATTGTATCCATGAAAATCAGTACCAGTCCATTGAATTCCACCAGTAGCGGCGCTAGGCATGGTTCCAAGTATAACACCATTATTTGCTGTTAATTTTGAAACAGCAATGTTTCCTGTACCGCCACGTTTTACAATTGTACTATTAGTAGCTGCATCAGTTGCGGCATTAGTATCTGTATATGCTGTGTTCCAGTTAGCACTACCTGCGTTAACTATTCTTGCATCTGCTCTTGCATCTGTAAAATATAAATTAGTACCTTCTGTTAATGTTGAAGTTGAGGCATGTCCTGCATTACCTGGTGCCCATCTTGAATTTGAATTATCCCATGATAAAGATTGACCATCTGTTGGCGATGCTGTATGTACATCTACTAAGTCACTGAGATTTGCTACTGCTATTCTTGCATCTGCTCTTGCATTTGTATAATAAAGATTTGTACCTTCTGCTAAATTAGCAGTTGTTTTTGTAGCAAGATCAGTATTAAATTGTGCTGTATCTCTAGCTGCTGTATAAAATAAATTTGTGCTTTCTGGAATATCTGCTGTACTTACTTGGTTAGAACCAGTACCCCAATCAATGTGTGTATCATTAACATCATTGGCAAGTATTACAGCTTTATGAATACTTGGCGCCCATCTTGAATTTCCATTGTCCCATGCTATTACATCACCGTCTGCTGGAGCTGCGGTATGTACATCTACTAAATCATTGAGATTCGCTAATGCTATTCTTGCATCTGCTCTTATATTTGTATAATATAAATTAGTACCTTCACTTAAATTAGTTGTCGATTTAGAACTTAAATCTAAATTAGCACCTACTTGTAAAGCAATACGTGCGTCTGCTCTTGCATTTGTATAGTAAAGATTTGTGCCTTCAGATAAATCGGCTGTATCAGCGGCCGCCATTTTAGTATCCCAACGAGCAGTTGTATAATAAAGATTTGCACCTTCTGCTAAATTAGCAGTTGTTTTTGTAGCAAGATCAGTATTAAATTGTGCTGTATCTCTAGCTGCTGTGTAATATAAATTAGTACCTTCTGTAATATTAGTAGTCAATGGTGTAGCAAAAATTAAAGTTGCCGCACCATCTGTTGTTAATACTTGATTTGCTGTACCGTCTGCTGTTGGATAATCTAATCCACTGATAGTAACGTTTACAGGTGTACCACCTGTATTACCTATATCTACATTAGTACCAGAGGGAGACAATGTTATGTAACCTACAGAGGATCCAACATTAGCACCAGCATCATTAAGTGCTACATGTGTAAATGCTAAATCACCGTCTTGCTCATTACCAACTACCCATTTAAATCCTGAACCAGATGCAACTGGTATACTTTTAAATACAACACCAGCAAACGTTGGGGCGGCCGCAGGGCTACTAGTTGGCGTTGCAGTTATAGTTATAAATCCTGTACCTACACCACCAAAGTTTGGACTATTTGTTGTTCCAAGTCCTAAATTAGTTCTAGAAAGTGATACTGACGCAACATCACTTAAATCATTTGCTACTGTAAGATAGTCAGTGGCTGTTTCTACAGCCATAGTACCCAATCCTAAATTAGTTCTTGCTGTAGATGCACTTGCTAAATCACTTAAATTGTTTGCACGATATGCATATGTTGTATCTGTACCTGTTGCTGTTACACCTAAATTAGTTCTTGCTGTTGCGGCATTTGCGGCACCTGTGCCACCTAATGCAACTGATATAGGAGGAGTAATTCCTCCCCATGCGCCAGCATTATTATAAAGAAAGTCACCCGGTGATGCTGGTACAGTAATATTAGAAGTACTAAGACCAGTAATACCTGTGCCACCACCTGTAAGTTGTGTAGCGGCAACTGTACCTGCTACGGTTACTGTGTTATTTGTTAAAGTTATTAAATCTTCGTCTGTTGTTTTTAAACCTATTTGGCTACCATCTAGATAAAGTAAATCTATTTGCAAAGATGTTAATGTACCAACATCTGTTAAACTACTATTAACTATTCCTGCACCTAATGTAGTAGCACTTAATACTGATGTAGTATTAATTTTATATTCTTTACCTGTTGCTAAATCTATGTTCTCACTTGCTGTCCAACTATCAGTTGCATCTAACCAATTCCATGTATGATCAGTAGTTCCTTTAAGAGTTAAACCACCTGCGTTTGCATTTGCATCAAGCGGTGCGGCTATATCATTTAATGTAATATTATTATCGTCAGTTGTTAATTGTTGTACATCTATTGATGTTGTACTTCCTGAAATAATAACATTACCATCGATATTTAAATTTTTAACAGAGCTGTTTGCCATATTTCCGAATCCTATCTTTAATAACTATATATTATATTTATCTATTCGCTGGACGATTACTCATAAGGAAACCCGGGTTATAACCCGGGTTTCAATATATAAACTAACTCTTATTATTAAATGAAAGCTAGATTTGATACGGAAATACCAGATACATAATCGCCTGCGTTACCAAAGGAGTTTGCTGTGTTAGTTAGCTCCTTGTAACCATATCGTGTCAGGAATGATACGACTGGTTCGAATGTACTTGGATCCATTACGACACCACTACTCATCAGTGGTACGTATGGGCAGTAGAATGCAGCTGCGTCTGTCTCTGTTGAGCCTTTATAGCCCAATAGGATGTCTGCGCCTGTTCCACCGTCACTGTAATATGTATCAACATAAACACGCATTGTACCGTTCAATGTACCTACAAACTTAACGTTTGTTGGTGCTTCGAATGTGCCTTCAGTTGTACGTGCAAATGCTGAAGTTGTTGCACTTTGTAGTGCTGTTAGCACACTTGGTGAAACAACTGCCCAGTTAGCTGCGCCACGTCGTGTGCGGGCTGCTACTAGGTTTGCTTGCTCGTTCATTTGAATTGCTAGTACTGCATGTCGATCGCCTACATAATGAGGTGTACCTGTAAAGGTTGCACTCTGATTGTAAACTGCATCTTGTCCAGCTAGTGAACGCAATGATGTTAAAATCTCTTGATCAATTTCTGTTGTAATTTCTTGTGCTAGAGCAGCTAAAATCTCTGCTTCAACGTCAAGACCATGCATTGCCTGTGCATCTTGTGCGGCTTCGAAGGTCCAACGTGCGCTGAGCCTACGTGACTTTGCTTCTACAACTTCTTTGATGATCTGGATGCTTAGCTTGTTACCAGCCAACCCTTCTTGGGAAGCTGTATATGATGCTTTATCATCGGCTGCATTACCAGAATAACCAGCTGCAATTTTGAAGGGACTTAATGCCTCTTCACCAGCTGATGTGTCTACGCCGCTTGAGCTATTAAAGCTGTCTGCGTAACGTACACGTAATGTATGAATCTGGCCAACTGGGCCAGTCATGGGTTGAACGCCAATTAACTCGTTAGCAATAACGGTTGGCATTACACGTCTAATCACTGGAAGAATTACCTTGTTTAGAGCAGCTACATTACCGGCCTGTGTTGCGCCAGCGGTAGCGGCTTCTGCAAGGTATGATTTTGTATTCTCTAGGATAACGTCCATGGTTTGCTTGCGCTGACCATTTAGTCCTTCCATTAGAGCTTCTTTAGTGGCTCCCCAGTTTTGACTCTCTGTTAGGTTTTCTGCCATTGTAAATACTCCTTATTTTATACCTGCTAATTTTTTTAGATGGATAATGTTTCCACTATTTGCATCTTGTTGTGTCTCTTCTTTTTGTGTTACTTTATCACCAGTTCTTTCAGTGAGTGTAACTTTAGAAGTTTCACGCTTACCTGTTGTCTCATTAAGTACAGCAGGCAAGTATTTTTGGAAACTACCCTTAAGGTTCTTTGTTTGAACACTTTCAAGTAACTCTTCCATAATACCCCTCTTACTCTTAGCCAAAGGCGTAAGCAGTTCGCCCATGATTTTATCACGGTTGATCTTGTGGTTAAGTTTCTTAACCTCAACGTCTGCTGTGTCTTTGGATTCTGTAAGGGAGGTAATATTCTTTTCTTGCTTCTCAATATGACTATTGAGCTTGCGAATTTCTGTGCCTTCTGCGAGATATGAAGCCATATACTCAGTTGCAAAAGATTCGAAAATCTTGCGTCCGAAATTATTTTCTCGGGCTGCTTTGATATCTTCTTTAAGTTGTGTCATTTCATTGCGTAGTACATCTTCAACAACCTTTTCGACTGTTGTAGCTGCACGCCTAATGAAGTTTTGCTTTGCTTCGTCAAGTTTTTGACGTCCGCTTGCAATTAACTTAACTTTTGCTTCTGCGAGAGACTTCTTATCATCGTTAAATTCTGCAATTTCGTTAGAAAGTTGCTTTAGCACAAAACCCTCAAGTTTATTAAAATTGTCGAATTGCTTATTACGATCTTCGCGGAGTTCAACGATTTCATTTCGTAATGCTTCCATTACAAAACTAGAAAGGGCTGTTGTATGTTCCTTCACGTTCTGTTTATACTGAACGCGAGCTTCGATTAAACCCTTACGGTCGTCTGCAAACTCTGCGATTTCTGTTTTAATAGCATCAGTAAGCATATTGTCCATTGCTTCGACAAGTTGTCCCTTGTCGTTTTCATAGCGGTCAGCAAACTCTTCCCTTAACTCAATTGCTAATGCATCTCGAGCTTCGGTTAAATTTGATTCCCATGCTGACTGAATACTGGCCTTTGTATTCTCATCTAGGAGATCGCTTTCAAGTAATTCTTTAAGTGCTTCGGCCATAATATTCTCCCTTTACTTCTTGTTCAATTCCTCAATAAACTTCATAATACCTTCTTGTAGATATTTCTGAGCTTTTTTATCATTAATCATTGCTTCTGCTAAATTATACATGCCATAACCGCCACGCATATTCCATAAACTTTCGCGTATTGCTTTTGGATATGCTTCTGGTGCACTTGGTTGGGCAACAATATCTACTGTAACGATGTCGAAATCAGACACTTGTCCGCTTTCATTTACGTTACCGCTACCTCTACTTGATACACCTAATCTTGCTCCACTTTCAAGTAATGTTGATATAATGTTCCCCATAGGTGTCGGAATAATTTTTAACTTCCCATACCCATTAGGACCATCCATCCACATGTCTTCAACTATGTGGCTAACCCGGTCTAAATTAACAGTCAATTCTTCAGGATGGTCAGCTTCACCGAGGACTGTTTGTCCTTCTTGTAAGCGTTCGTTAATTGTCTCAACAGCCTTGCCTATCTCTTGAATGGGATAAACACGATCGTTTTGATTCTTAACGCCACCTTGAATAAAGATCCCTTTCATATAAAGATCTTTACCGTCACCGTCTTCACGATCACGTTTTTCAACTATCATTTTAGTTTGGTTAGGTGTTAGACGTTCAAATAATGGTTGCATTGTCATATGTTACCGTTTGTCCTTAAGGAGGCTACCAGCACCCTTATCGGACTTGTCACCAGCTTCGGCTTTTGGGCCTGCTGATAATTTAGCGTCTTGATTTGTTGTCATGCCTTCGGCAGGTTTATCTGCTGAACCGCCTTTTTCATCGCCGCCTGCAAAGTCTACAGGATTACCACCTGCAACTAGTCCGGGATTATTTGCGGTATTGCCAATAGTTGACTTAGCACTTGCATCGCCATCGTCGCCCATCTTGGCCGCTTTTACTGCGGACAACTTTGCAGCTTCGTCTAACTCTTCAGCGTCATCATCTTCTTCTTTAGATTCGTAACGGATTGCTTCTTCTTCTGGTGCAACTTCCATTCCTAACTCGTCGCCCATTCCAATTTCTGCTTCTACATCGTCCATTTCATCTTCAGCTGGCACGTCATCATCACCTGCCATTAACTTATCAAATTCTGCTTTGAGTTCTTCTACTGCGGCTTCTAGATCATCTAATTTTGCTGGGATTGCTTCCTCTGCATCGCCTTCTGGCTCTACAACATCTTCGTCCCCGCCAATTTCCATATCATCTAGATCGTCTACTGCTTCGGCATCTTCTATATCGTCGCCTTCGTCGTCGGCTTCACCGACTTCTTCTTCATGGTTGATTTCTCTACGATGGCGGCCGATTTCGTCGTCCTCCTGCGTAATTTCTTCTTCCCAATCAGACTTGGCTGACTCATCAACTTCCTCATCATCTGTTTCTTTGTCGTCCAATGCTTCCTCAATATCTTCGTCTTCATCTTCGATTAAAGATTCATGAATTGAGCGAGCCTTCTCAACAAATACAGTATGGAGTAGGTCACGAGCCTTCTCTTCTTCTTCATTAATAAGGTACTCTAGTACCTGTTCAAGTTTTTGTTTTGACATCCGAATTCTCCTCTTCAAACCGCGAAAGAGTTTGTAATAATATTTAAGATGTCTTACTTAAAAGGCGGGTATAACGGTAGGTTTTTGGCCAAAATGGCCAAAATATATTTAATCGTTTAATCTAATCAATATATACAATGTTAATACAATTTTTACATTTCGCCTAAGCCAGCTTCTTCTTGAGGCGGAGCATAAACCTTTGTTAATAGTTCTTTGCGGTTTATTTTTTCATAATTACGAAATTCTCTTACTTTGCGTAAAGTATTAAGATGTTCTAATGTAAATCGAGGACGTCGGGTGTCATCAATTAATGCAACATTATGCTTATCTTTATTGACATCATAATAACCTTCTAGTAATAAAAAATCTCGTGCTCTCATATGTTTATTTATCACATTGGAGTTAAAGGTGCTGGTGCACCAGCAGGCGCATTTTCTGCACCACTAATTGGTGATTCTGCTCCTGGTTCGGGCATTGCGCCCATATCACCGCCCATGTCTTCCATGTCAGTTGGTGGTGCTAAATCTTCTGGTGCTGATGGCCTAACACCTACATCAATCATACCAGGTTCAGTAGTTGTCATTGGATGTTCTTGCCCAGATTCTTCCATAAACATTCTTTCATTTTGTACAATTTCATCATCTGTCCAACCAAGATAACGTTTCATTGCATAACGTTTGCTTATAAATGGGACTGCAATTACTTGCCCAAATACATTCATTTGTGCCGCATCGACTTCAATTTGACGATACTTACCAAAGTTTTGAGGTTCAATAAAAATTAATTCGAATAAATTTGATTCAACTTCAATGCCTCTATGTTTACAAAACATTTTAAATTCAGTATCTAGCCACGGTGCTATAAGATTCTGTAATCGTTGACAGTAGTTTGTAAAGCGAAATTCTTGAATAAATGCTGTACCTACTCGCCCATCACTATAAACAGCAGTACCATCTTCTGGTCCTGTTGGCAAATATGAACTAGGAACACGCAAACCGCGTAACAGTTTATTATTAAAATATTTTAAGTCGTCAATTTGTCCTAAGTTCTCACCACCTGGTAGTGTTTCTACTTTAGATCCTCTACCTTCAGCAGTTTGAGCAAAGAAGTAATCCTCAATCATTGACAGCGGATTGTATGCGGCATCCATAATGTTTGCGCCACCACCTGTCTTATTTGGAATACGTTTTTGATGTATTTCGTTTTTAACTTGCTCAATAAACGCCATTGCTCTAGTACGTGGCATGTCGCCTACGTCAATGTAGAATACTCTGCGTTCTGGTGCACGTTGCACACGATAAATTAAAATAGCATCTTCAAGCATTTCTTTTTGCTTAAAGATTTTATAAATTGGTTCTAATATACTTGTACCAAATGGCCAAGCATTGTCCAAGCCTTCACTTAAACTTAAATGTATAATATGATCAGCAGCTACTGGAACCGCTGTTGTAAAGCCGCCGCCCGAACCTAACCCAAATCCCTCTGTACTGCCTACTACAGCTGAGACATCACCGCCTCTAATAGTAGGAATAGCAGGATTTGCTCTACTTGAATAATCTCTGCCAGAAAACATATTACTTGCAACAATGGCTTGCATGTTTAAATCTAAATCTTTAATATGATATTCTTCTGCTTTTTTACCTTCACCTTCATTAACAACAACCTTTTCAACTTTTGCAGGATCAATCCAATATAATTTCCATGTTTCAGGATCTCTAATAAAGAACTGGTCGCCATATTTTAATACACTACGCACCATACGCCATGTGCGTCTATCCATATCATTTACATTACACCATTGTTTCAATGCACTTTGTAATAAGTTTATTTCAGTTTCTGTTGCTTCATTTTTATAATGTATTTCATATGGTAGTTCTGTTGCTGAATCTGTTTGTGTACAAAATTCAGCAATAATGTCAAGAGCTGCGTTAATTTCGCTATCTTGATCCATTTGATCATATTGCATGTATCGTTCTAAACGATTAGGGGGGCCAGTATATACTTCAGGTAGCCATGAGGAATATCTATTATTAGATGCCCCCATACTAGTTTCGGCATTCCCTCGATAGTTTGTTTGATCATATACTGTAAAATGTTTTCGCCAGCTCATTAAATCACCATTGGTAGAGTTATATTATACTATTATATTTATCGATTTGTCAAGAGCGGAAGGGTATTATTTATTAACAACTAGAGTATTAAATACCCATATACGGATTTGTAGCTGCAACAGCAGTTTTTAATTTTTTAGCATTTCTGTCAGATCCAGTTTTTGCATCTTTTGTTGTGGTATTTAATTCTTGTAATAACACTTTTATTTCGCCTAATATGGTTTCTCTGTTGTTTGCTGAAGTTAACATGTCTGCATTTACAGCTATAGTTGAATTTTCAGCATTAACTAGGTCTGCAGTGGCAGTGGCTGCGGTACCCGCAGCTGTGGTTGTGCCGCCTGGCGATCCGGTGGAGGCCCAACCAGATTGGCCAATGCGTGACGGCTGGGTTGCTGGTTTAACCAATTGGTTAGGATCCTTTGTAAGCCCACCATCAAATATTGGTCCTAATAAATTAATTTTTTCCAAATGCTCAGCAAGTTTTCCGATAGTTTTTAATTCACCATCATTAATATAATCTGCAAGTTCTTCTAAACCTGAACCAAACCCCAGTAATCTACTTTTGATGTCTTTCGGTAAAGCTTCTGCAAGTGCTGTTATAGGTGTAGTTAATTTTGTTAGACTGGCTCCTGCGGCATCAAGAGCCGTAGAATCAATTGCTTGAAAACCTGTTAGAGCAGTTGTAAGGCCTGTCCATGAACCAGATTTAATATCGCCTATATTGTTAACATTATCTTTTAATTTATCACCATCAACAGTGCCTAGTGATTGAGCAAATGCACTCATAGCCTTTGCATTTTTTATAACACCTTCGGCATTAATTTCAATGCCTCCAAATATTTTTACTTGGTCCCATGGCATAGTTTCTGCACCAGTAAAGAAATTTGAAATCTTACCAAGCCATCCACCACTACCGGTTGTACCTTCAACTGGTTTTATACCTGTCATTGCTTCACTAAATGCAGCCATTGCAATTGCATTAGATGCTAAGTTTGTTGTATCACCCATATCAGCTTCGGCAAATGCTTTTACTTGATCCCATGGGTATACCGTTTTTGCTGTAAAGCCACTTGCAATCCATCCAAAAAATCCACCTGTCTGTGTAGTTGGTACAATTGCTGGCATACTTTCCATTGCGACTCCAAATAATTTTAGTTTGTCTGCATTGGCTGTTAACTTAGCTGCTTCGCCAAGTACAGCATCAGCAAACGCCTTTACTTGAGTCCATGGATATGTTACATCACCTACAAAGGCTTTTGCAAGCCATCCAAAAACGCCACCTGTTGTTGTACTTGGTACAATTGCTGGCATATCTTCCATTGCAACGCCGAATAATTTTAGTTTGCCTGCGTTGGCTATTAGACTTGTTGCCTCACCAAGGTTAGCATTAGCAAATGCCGATACTTGATCCCATGGATATGTTACATCACCTACAAAGGCTTTTGCAAGCCATCCAAAAACGCCGCCTGCTGTTGTACTTGGTACAATTGCTGGCATATCTTCCATTGCATCACCAAATAATTTTAGTTTGTCTGCGTTGGCTACTAGGCTCGCCGCTTCGCCGAGGTCAGCATTAGCAAATGTCTTTACTTGCGTCCATGGATATGTTACATCACCTACAAAGGCTTTTGCAAGCCATCCAAAGATTCCGCCTGCTGTCGAACTTGGTACAATTTCTGGCATATCTTTCATTGCAACGCCGAATAGTTTTAGTTTGTCTGCGTTGGCTACTAGGCTCGTTGTTTCGCCAAGGTCAGCAACGGAAAAATCTTTTACTCGATCCCAGGGCATTTTTGTTACACCAGTAAATATAAGTCCAACTGCTCCAAATATTCCGCCAACTTTTTCACCTTTAATTTCTGGCATAGTCGACATTGCATTACCAAATGCAGACATTGCTTCTGCATTTTTCTTTAAATTAGCAGTATCACCTAAGTCAGCACCAGCAAAATCTTTTACTCGATCCCAGGGCATTTTTGTTACACCAGTAAATATAAATCCAACTGCTCCAAATATTCCGCCAACTTTTTCACCTTTAATTTCTTTGTCTGGCATGGATGACATTGCAGTACCAAATGCAGACATTGCTTCTGCATTTTTCTTTAAATTAGCAGTATCACCTAAGTCGGCTTCAGCAAATAGTTTTACTTGATCCCATGGCATTGTTATTTTGCCTTTGAAAATATATGCAATTGCTCCAAGTAATCCACCACCTCTGGTACCCTCAACTTTTTCTGGCATAGTCGACATTGCATTACCAAATGCAGACATTGCTTCTGCATTTTTCTTTAAATTAGCAGTATCACCTAATTTGGCTTCAGCAAATAGTTTTACTTGATCCCATGGCATTTTTACGCTACCAGCAAATAAACCAGCGACAAATCCAAATAATCCACCTGTACGTTCGCCTTTAACTTCTGGAGCATCTTTCATTGCTTTGGCAAATGCACTCATGGCTTCTGCGTTGGCTTTAACTCCTGCGGAGTTAATTTTTGTTGCACCAAATGTTTTTAATTGCGTTAATGGATCTTTAGCACCAAAGAGTTTACCGAGGGCAGATGCTATACCTCCTACTAATGTTCCAATTCCTGTTATAGCAGTAGACGCACCGCCCAAGGCCATTGCTTTAGAAAATGCTGCCATTGCTTCTGCTGTACTTTTAACTCCTTCTGCATCGATAGTTTTACCAGCTTCGCCAAATTCTCTAAGTCTTTCAAGTGGACCTTTAACACCAAGTAGATTACCTAATGCTTCAAAACCTGCACCTACTAGATTACCAACAGCATTAATTACACCGCCAGCTCCCATAGCAGTTAAGCCAACGCCAATTGCTGACATTCCTAAACCAGTTTTTATTAAAGCAGCTCCGTCAAGATCTGTAAATCCTTTTAACGAGTCTGCAAATGGACCCATTGTTTTGCTTAATATCCATTGTGCACCGGCAATACCAGTTGCAATAGCTGCAATTGCTAATCCTAACAATACTGCACCTTTTACAACTGCCGGACCAGCTTTGCCAAACGCCGCTAAACCAGCGGCCGCTCCTTTCATTACGCCTTCACCGATACCACCTACAAAACCACCAATGTTTTTTCCAAGTGTGCCGCCCATTGTTGATCCGGGGCTTTTTGGCCCTATCTTTGGTCCACCGCCTGCAACTGCTCCAGTTAATTTTCTTGCAATTCCACCTGTGACTGCACTTAAAAGAGCTTTACCAGCAAAAATACCTGCTATAGCAAGAGCAATTTTCCCCCATGGGAGATTTTTAGCACCTTCGATTAATTTGGCTGTAATTTTATCCCACATGTCGCCCATTACTTTGCCCATGTCTTTAGCAACCCATGTTGATTCACCTGTATCCACGTCGATACTCTCATCAAAGAATATACCACGAATTCTTTTTATTCCTCCTTCTAAACCAGCCCATAATGATTTAAGTGTAGCAGGTAATTTTTTCATCCATTTTATAATATCAGGCATTGCGTCTTTGAGAGTTCCTAAGGCTGCAACAAGTTTGGGCCCTGCTTCTTTTGCAAAGGTTGCAATGGTTTTAGCAAAATCACCATCCGGAGCAAGTAAATCTTTCAAACCAGAGGCCATTTTTTCTAAACCTGCTGTAAAATCTTTATCCTTAAATAATCCTCCTATAAAGTTTGTCCAAGTTTGAGAAACAGCTCGTTGCATTTCGTCCCATGAACCAATTGCTCCTTCTGCTTTACCCATTCCTGTACTCAACTTAGACATATCTAGCTCTGCACCTTGTAATGCTGTCATATGTTTAACTGCGGCTTGTGCGCCAGCATCTCCTGCAACTGCTAATGCATGTAATTGTCCCGCGGCCGCGGTGTTTGCTTTCATTGACCTTTGGATACGTAAAATTTCAGCCTGCGCTTGCTCTGCGGTTATTTCACCAGTTTTTACTTTACGAATTAATTCATCTTGTGCGGCCATCTCGGTAGCATAACCAGCCTTTGCCATTGTTTTACCATAATCGGTCAACATCATTGAGCCTTTGCCTAAACCTTCAGCAAATGCGTCAGCAGCTTCAGGATTTATTGCGGAAAGAACACCAGTTATTGCTTCAGTATTTTTCATTGCGGCCGCTCTGTCTTTTTCATCAAGTTGAAGCATCCAAGCAGTTAGTGCAGTATTTTGCATTGCTTGTTTCATGTCCTGTGCAACTTGTTTCCGACGTTTACCTGTTATTTGTGATAACAGGGTTAAATTTGTTAGATAATCAGTTGATGCTCTGGCTTGCTGTGCTCTAGTCAGATTATCCAAGACACCTAATGTTCTTTGCAGATCTAAATATTCACCCAGATGTTCGTTTGTTTCACCTGCTGTTAGTCCTAAATTACCTAAAGGATATAATGCAGTACGTACCGAATTGCTCAATGAACCCATTGCATCCGCACCGATTGCTACTGCTACTCGAGCATTTTCTGATATAAATTCAGCAAATTCACCTACAGTTAACCGAGCATCGGCAGCGGCCATAGCCATTGCACCAAGTCCTGATTCACCTTCTTTTAAACCTCTAGAAAAATTAATACCAGTGTCGTACATATCAAAGAACGAATCACCGAGTTGCTCAATAACACCGATTAATCCACCAACTACTGTTGTAAGTCCGCCGGCTATCCAGGCAGCTGCACCCATTGCACCTTTTAAGACTGTACCTAGTTTGCCACCAAAGATTTTTAATTTATCAATAACTGCGGTTGCGGCACCGGCTAATCCAGCACCAAATGCACCTACTAGGCCGGCAACTTTGACAAATGCATCTGATATAGAATCAACAGGCATTATAAACATATCACCGGCGCCTTTTAAGTGATCTTTTATATTTGCATCTTTAAATGCTCGAGCGGCATCTTTACCTACTTTATTAGATTT